CTGTCCGAGGTATGTCATTTAACATCCTCTTTCTCGACGAGTTCGCGTTCGTCCCAAACCACATTGCTGACTCATTCTTTGCCTCTGTTTATCCTACTATTACTTCTGGTAAAAACACCAAGGTAATTATTGTATCCACGCCACATGGTATGAATCACTTCTACCGTCTTTGGCATGATGCTGAAAAGAAAAAGAATGAGTATATTCCTACAGATGTTCATTGGTCAGAAGTTCCTGGTAGAGATGATGTCTGGAAAGAACAAACAATTGCTAACACATCAGAACAGCAGTTCAAGATCGAGTTTGAGTGTGAATTCCTTGGATCTATTGATACGCTCATTGCTCCAAGCAAACTCAGATCTTTAGTATATGAAAACCCACAGACTAGTAATGCTGGTTTAGATGTATACATTGAACCAGAGCAAAAACATGATTATGTGATGACAGTTGACGTGGCAAGAGGAGTTGGTGAAGACTACTCTGCCTTTGTTGTTGCTGATATTACAGAGTTCCCTCACAAAATTGTTGCCAAATATAGAAATAATGATATCAAACCAATGCTGTTCCCTAATATTATTTGGGAGATAGCAAAGAAATATAATAATGCATTTGTTTTATGCGAAGTAAATGACATTGGAGATCAAGTTGCTTCAATCCTAAACTATGATCTTGAATATCAAAACTTGCTTATGTGCTCAATGAGAGGTAGAGCAGGTCAGATTGTAGGACAAGGATTCTCTGGCAAGAAGACTCAACTTGGAGTCAAGATGAGCAAAACTGTTAAAAAAGTTGGATCACTCAATCTAAAAGCAATGATTGAGAGTGATAAAGTTGTTTTTAATGATTATGAAATCATCAGTGAGTTAACCACATTTATCTCTAAGCACAACTCATTTGAGGCTGAAGAAGGTTGTAATGATGATTTGGCAATGTGTCTCGTTATCTACGCATGGTTAGTAGCACAAGACTACTTCAAAGAACTTACTGATCAGGATGTTCGTAAGAGATTGTATGAAGAGCAAAAAAATCAAATTGAACAGGATATGGCACCATTTGGTTTTATGTCGGATGGATTAGATGATGACAGTTTTATTGACAATGAGGGTGATAGGTGGTTTAAGGCTGATGAATATGGAGATAGAGCATATATGTGGGAGTATATGTGATGGAATTTGACAAGCAGATTAAGTTAGGACATTTGCTGCTTGTTGATAGAAAATGTAGAGTTTGTGAAGAGACAAAAAATTTAGTAGACGATTTTTATAGAACAAGAAAAGATAGAGGACCAGTGGCATCATCTTATTCTTATGAGTGTAAAGAATGCACGAAGAAAAGAATTCTCAACTCTAGAAAAAACGAATCCTTGCTCTGGGAATATCCAAATTGGTAGTTCACGTCATGTTTCCCCTCTGAAAGTGCCATAAATTCTAAATAATTTATAGATAAACTGAGAATCACGGAGAAAAACATGGCGACTCCTCAATTATCTCCCGGAGTATTAATAAGGGAGGTTGATTTAACCGTAGGGAGAGCTGATAATGTATTAGATAACATTGGAGCTATAGCTGGACCATTTAGAATTGGTCCTGTTGATGATCCAATCGAAGTCACTAATGAAACAGACTTTATTAGTGCATTTGGCAAACCCCTTTCAACAGACGCACAATACGAGTATTGGATGAGTGGAGCGTCTTTCCTCTCATATGGTGGAGTCCTCAAAGTTGTTAGGACAGACGATGCAGACCTTAACAATGCCAATGCTGGGGTTGGTGTGGCTAGCACGTCGGTATTAAAAATTAAAAACTACGACGACTACGATCAGAACTACAGATCTGCCACAGATTTTTATTGGGCTGCTAAGAACCCTGGTTCTTGGGCAAATGATCTTAAGGTTTGTCAGATTGACGATCTTGCTGATCAAAGAATCGGCGTTACCACGGATAACCTGAGAAATGCAGGTGCTATTGTCGGACAGGGTGTTACCGCACAACTTTCTGCAGTCGTTCTTCCTGGTGCAGGAACAACAACTCCTTTCACTGGTTTCCTGAAGGGCATTATTACTGGAGTTAAGACTGATTCAACCAACTCAAACAGCACAATCGATGTTAAGATTGTTGCTAGAGTTTCTGGCGCATCAACAGACTCTGGAACAGAAACCAGAATTGACTACAAAGAGAAGGCACCTGAAGCATCATTTGATACTGCAGATTCTTTGATGTTTGTCAACAACGCCGGTATTAATACTGGACTAGCTGCAACCGTAGCAACTTACACTCCTACAAGTGTCAAGGATTGGTACAGTGAGCAAACTCTGAATCTGGAGAACTCCACAATTTTCTGGAGTACAATCGCACCAAAACCTGTAACAAATCAGTACACCAAGGCCAGAGGTGGTAAGGGTGATGCATTCCACGTCGTCGTTGTTGATGACTATGGTGTTGTAACTGGTATTCAAGGTAATATCATTGAGAAACACGTTTCTCTTTCTAAGGCAGAAGATTCAATCTCTGCAGTAAATTCTCCTCAAAAGGATTACTACAAGAACTACATCGCAGACTTCTCCACAAATCTCTTTGCTGGATATAACCCATCTGCAGCAGCAGATGTGTTCCACACCACGATTGATGGCGAGCCCGTTACTCCTAGAGCAACTGGATTCTCAACCAACTACACTCCGTATACCACTGCAGAGGGTCTTTGGAGTCAACCTGCACAGAATAATGTATTTGCTTCTCTTGGCAACGTTACTTATTCTCTTGGCGGTGGCGAAGATTACGGTGCTGGAGTTCCTGCAAGAGGATCAAACGGTCCTATGGCCGCAACTCTTGGAAATCTAAAGACATCTTACGATTTGTTCTCTAACAGAGATGATGAAGCAGTTGACTTCCTCATCATGGGTCCTGGTTTAGGATCTAGAGATCTTTCACAAGCAAAAGCAAATCATCTAATTTCTCTTGCAGGTCTTAGAAAAGATTGTATGGCATGTATCGGACCTCATAGAGTCGATCTTGTTAACATCACAAATACTGAGACACAGACTGATAACTTACTTCAGTACTACTCCTCACTCAGTTCTTCCTCGTATGCAACGTTCGATTCTGGATATGCATACAAGTATGACAGATTTAGCAACGAATTCCGTTTTGTTCCAACTAACGGTGATGTTGCTGGTCTGATGGTAAGAACTGCGATCAACTCCTATCCTTGGTTCTCTCCCGCAGGACAACAGAGAGGAATCTTGAATAATGTTGTCAAACTTGCATATAACCCAAGTAAGGCACAGAGAGATAAACTATATCCCGCAAGAATCAACTCCATCATCACAAAACCAGGTGTTGGAACACTACTCTTTGGCGATAAGACTGGTCTCGGATTTGCTTCTGCATTCGACAGAATCAACGTCCGTCGCTTGTTCCTTACCATTGAGCAAGCACTTGAGGGTGCTGCTGAAGCACAACTCTTTGAACTCAACGATGAGTTAACAAGAGCAAACTTCAGAAATATTGTTGAACCATTCTTGAGAGATGTTGAAGCAAAGAGGGGTATTTACGGATTCCTCGTTATTTGCGATACAACCAACAACACTCCAGATGTTATTGATAATAATGAATTCCGAGCAGACATCTTCCTGAAGCCTGCAAAGTCAATCAACTACGTTACCTTGACCTTCGTTGCTACACGCACAGGCGTGAGTTTTGAAGAAGTCGCAGGTAGAGTTTGATCTAGATTAATCTAAATAACACTAGGAGGATTAAAAAATGGCAACATCTAGAGAAAATAAGACTATTTCTCAATTTAAATCTGCACTCATTGGGGGCGGCGCACGCCCCAATCTATTTGAGGTAGAAATGACAACTCTCCCAGGCGGCATCGCTTGGGATGCAGACAACTTCAGATTTATGTGTAAGGCAACAAACCTGCCTGCATCAAACATCGCAAACATCGATGTTCCCTTTAGAGGTCGTATTTTCAAAGTCGCTGGTGACAGAACCATCGATACCTGGACAATTACTATCATCAACGATGAAGCATTTGCCCTTAGAAAAGCCTTTGAAGAATGGGTAAATCTGATTGCTAAACTGGACAACAACCTTGGCGCTACTCTGCCGGAATCATACATGACCAATGCGTCTGTATTCCAACTTGGTAGAGGATCTGTTACAAGCAGCAGAGACAATACAGGTGACAGAAATGTGGTCCTTGCTGAGTACGAATTCATCGATATCTTCCCAACGGAAGTTTCCCAAATCGATCTTTCATACGATAGTAGCGACACCATTGAAGAATTTACTGTAACTTTCCAAGTTCAGTCCTTCACCCTTTCTAAGGCTGGCGGACCAAACGGTTAATAAATAGATAAAAGTTAACCGTTAATCATGTCTAAGTTATTTGGGTTCTCTATTGAGAACACAGAACCACTATCTCCAAATGCGGTTTCCCCCGTCGCTCCTAATAATGAGGACGGGGTATCCCATTACATGAGTAGTGGTTTTTTTGGTACTCATGTTGATATTGAAGGTGTTTATAAAACTGAGTTTGACTTAATTAAGAGATATAGAGAAATGGCACTTCATCCCGAAACGGATAGTGCTGTTGAAGATATTGTAAATGAGGCTATCGTTTCTGATTCTAATGATAGTCCTATTGAAATTGATCTTGATAATTTAAATGCAAGTGATGGAATTAAAAATAACATCCGCAAAGAATTTAAATATATCTTAGATCTTCTAGATTTCGACAAGAAAGCTCACGAAATTTATAGAAATTGGTATGTTGATGGGCGTATTTACTATCATAAAGTAATTGATTTTAAAAATCCCGAAGAAGGAATTCAAGAATTAAGATATATTGATGCAATGAAGATGCGTCATATCAGAAAGCAAAAGAAACAAGACGCTAATCAACAAAGACCTTCGATCTTCAAATTAGATGAAGATCCAATGGAATACAACTTCCCAGAGATTGAAGAGTATTATATTTACAATCCTAAAATGTCATATCCCACTGGGAATATGAATGCTACTGATGGAAGTCAAGGTATCAAAATTGCAAAAGATGCAATCACATATTGTACATCTGGTTTGGTAGATCGTAACAAAGGAACTGTCCTTTCATATCTTCATAAGGCCATCAAATCTATCAATCAACTTAGAATGATTGAAGATTCACTGGTTATCTACAGATTATCCAGAGCACCAGAACGTAGAATTTTCTACATTGATGTTGGTAATCTTCCAAAAGTGAAGGCAGAACAATATCTGCGTGATGTTATGATGAGATATCGTAACAAAATGGTTTATGATGCAAATACTGGAGAAATTCGTGATGATAAAAAACACATGGCAATGCTTGAGGACTTCTGGCTTCCCAGGCGTGAGGGTGGAAGAGGAACCGAAATCTCCACTCTCCCTGGCGGACAAAACTTGGGTGAAATCACTGATATTGAATATTTTAAAAAGAAACTCTACCGTTCGCTTAACGTCCCACCATCACGAATGGATGGAGAAGGTGGGTTTAACTTGGGGAGATCTTCTGAGATCTTAAGAGATGAACTTAAGTTCACTAAGTTTGTTGGTCGTTTGAGAAAGAGATTCTCCAACATGTTTAATGACATGCTGAAGACACAATTAATCCTAAAGAATGTAATTACTCCTGAAGATTGGGAGGCTATGAGTGAGCATATTCAATATGATTTCCTCTACGATAATCATTTCTCTGAACTAAAAGAAGCAGAATTGATGAATGAGAGACTTGCTCTTGTTGCAACTGCAGAACCATACGTTGGCAAGTATTACTCACAGGATTATATTAGACGTAAGATCTTGCGTCAAACTGATATGGATATTATTGAGCAAGATAAACTTATTGATAAGGAAATTAAAGACGGAATTATTCCAGATCCTATGGCTCAACCAGTTGATCCCGAGACTGGTGAACCAATGGATCTTGGTCAACCAGTTGTGGAACCTGATTTAGAAGTACAGGCACAATCAACCGAAGTACCAGAAATGCCAAAAGGAGGGCAAATTTAATTTGACTGAAACTACTAATATACATCCAGAGATTGCGGAAGTAGATTGGATCGATGATGCTTTCTATATTAAAGAAACTAGGTATGGATTATTCACCAGTGTCAAAAAGAATGGTGATAATTTTCTTACTGGTGCAACATATGATGGTGTTTTAAAAATGTCACGTTGGCATCTTAAGTGTGAACAAGATGGAACACTTGAGAAATATACAAGAGTTGTTGGTGATGCATTTGTTAGTGGAAAACTCTGATGTATGATGAGTTTGATGATTATGATCCTCTGGAGGAGATGGATTGGTATGTTCAATTAAACATGGGAATTAATGAACTTCGCTTGTTTTACGATCACATTTGCTACTCAATTGAAATTTGGCCAGGATCTCCTGCTCGACCAGCAGAGGAGCAAGAGTACTTAAAATCATTAAAATATAAGACTTATGCGATGCTTTTGGAGTATCAACGTGATCAAGGAAATTTATAGTTTATAAATACTATTTGACATTACTCTTATAACATATTTTCATGGATGATTTAATGGATATGATTGTTGCTGATGAATCACCCTCTGACATTAGTGATAAAATCAAAGAAGTTCTCTATACCAGGGCTGCTGAAAAGGTTGATAATACTCGGCCAAATGTAGCACTTTCTATGTTCGATACCGAGCAAGAAACTGATGTTGAAGTTGATGCTGAAGAGTAATTATAAATAAAAATAAATGACCCAAGTATATCAATGACTATAAGACCAGTAGGAGCGGGAGCTTCCGTCAATATCACTGGAACTGCAACAACGTCCTCTGCTTTTAGAGTGCAAACCAATGCATTGCGTGTTGTTTCAAAAGTAAAGGGTTGTCATATTGCAATTGGAACCGATCCAGTTGCAACTGCTACAAATTTCTATGTTGCTGCAGACGAACCCGAAACTCTTGCAATGACCAAGGCATCACAAGTAGTTGTTGGTGTTACCACAGGAACAACTACAGTCATCACTGCACCCGAAGGAACCCAAATGCCTTTTGGTATTGGTGACAGAGTTACGATGGTTGATGCAAATGACTCCAATTACAACACTCTAATCTCTAATACACAAGTTACTGCAGTAAATACAACTGCTGGTTTTGATGGCAACTTCCAAACTTCAATAACGGTTGAGGCCAATACTTCTGGTATTATCACTGCACTTACTGCAAACTCCGGAGCAGCAATTTTCTCGTCTCAAAGAATCTCGGTTCTTCAAGGTAAGGCTGATGCTGGTGGCGGTGGAGCACTTTATTTCCAACAAGTTCAACGAGCATAAACAAATGAAACTCATCAGGGAAGAAATTGAATCAGTAAAGGTTATCACCGAAGGTAAGGGTGTCGAAAAGAAACTCTATATTGAGGGTCCTTTTCTGCAAACTGAAAAGGTAAATCGTAACCAAAGAATGTATCGTCTTCCAACGATGCAAAAAGAGGTTGCAAGATACGCCGAAAACTACATTTCTAAAGGTCGTGCTCTTGGGGAATTGGGTCACCCCGATGGTCCTACCGTTAATCTCGACAGAGTTTCGCACAAAATTGTTTCTCTTAAGCAAGAAGGCAATAATTTTATTGGAAAAGCACAAATTCTTTCTACCCCAATGGGTAAAATCGCAGAGTCACTTTTGAAAGAAGGTGTTACTCTTGGCGTTTCTTCTCGTGGTATTGGTTCAATCTCCCAAAACAAAGAGGGAGTTATGGAAGTCGGTGAAGACTTCATGTTAGCAACTGCTGCTGATATCGTTGCCGATCCTTCTGCTCCTGATGCTTTTGTTTCTGGAATCATGGAAGGAAAGGAGTGGGTTTGGGAAGGAGGTATCCTTCGTGAACAACTCGCTGCAAATACTAAAAAGTCAATAAACACTTTGGTTGATCAAAGACGTTTAGAGGAACATAAGTTAAATTTATTCAATGAGTTTCTAAATTCATTGTAATTTATTAATTTATAAATAAATATAGATTAAATTCGTACAAGGTTCGGAGAGTTCAAATGTCTCGTGGAGATTTACAAGAAATGGAAGTAGGCACAAAGCAATCCAAAACTGCTGTAAATGCCAAAGGAGGCGCAGCGGACGCAATGGATACTTCAGTCGCAGGTTCATACGAAGATCTTGGTGGTCCTACACCAGATAACTACAGACCTGATGATGATTCAGCAAAACTTAAAACCCCCGGCGGTTCCCTTAAGCAAGTTAAGGATGTCGTCACCAAGGGTGCTAAATCTGCTGAAGCGGCAAAAGGTATGAAAGAAGAGGAAGAACTCGATACCGAAGCCGTTGTCGAAGAAGATCAGGAAGTCACCGATGAGGTGGTTGCCGAAGAAGAAACTACAGAAGAAGAAGTAGTTTCTGAAGAAGAAACGGTCGAAGAAGAAGTCGTCGCTGAGTATGACATCGAGGAAGATGTCACTGCTCTTCTCCAAGGTGAAGAACTCTCTGAAGAGTTCCAGGAGAAAGCACGCACCATCTTTGAAACAGCAATTACTGCAAAGGTTGCTGAAGTCAAAGAATCCCTGGAAGCACGCTATTCCGAAGTTCTTGCTGAAGAAGTTGAGGACATTAAGAAGGAACTCAACGAGCGTGTCGATTCTTATCTTGAGTACGTTGCTGAAGAGTGGTTCACTGAGAACCAACTTGCAGTTGAAGCAGGTCTCAAGACCGAGATGACCGAATCATTCCTCACTGGAATGAAGAGTCTTTTTGAAGAACATTATGTAACTATCCCTGAAGAAAAATATGATGTGCTTGAGAGCATGGTAGAAAAACTAGATGATATGGAAACAAAACTCAACGAGCAAATTGAGAAAAATGTTTCCCTTAACAAGCGTCTCGCAGAGTCGGTTGCTGATGGAATCGTAGATCAAGTCTCTGAAGGTCTTGCACAGACTCAGAAAGAGAAGCTCGCTTCACTTGCCGAAAGTGTAGAGTTTGAAAGTGAAGAATCTTATCGTGAAAAATTGGAGACATTGAAGGAATCATATTTCCCTTCAAAAGGAGTATCTCCATCAGCTAAGAAAGAGAATATCTCTGAGGGTGTTGACAGTTCACCCGAATCTGTACAAGGTTCTATGGCTGCATACCTGAAAACTCTTTCAACATTTAGCAAATAACTGAATTTAAAATTAAATCAAACGTAAACATTAATTAGGTACAAAGCAAATGTTTCAATCCGAGCATCTGCAGGAAAAGTGGGCACCTCTCCTCAACTATGAGGGTCTTGATGAAATCAAAGATTCTCACAAGAGAGCTGTTACCGCTACCCTGCTTGAAAACCAAGAAAAGTTTTTAAGAGAACAAAATTCTTTCGCTGAGTCAGGTTCATTCTTGACTGAGCAACCCACCAACTCTGGTGGTAACCCACAAGGTTTCTCCAACGCTGCTACTGCATCCGGCCCTGTTGCTGGTTTCGACCCCGTACTGATCTCCTTGATCCGTCGCTCGATGCCTAACCTGGTCGCTTATGACCTTGCAGGCGTTCAACCAATGAACGGTCCTACTGGACTTATCTTCGCAATGCGCTCACGCTATCAGAATCAATCTGGTACTGAGTCATTCTACAACGAAGCAGATTCCGCATTCTCTGGTCGTGACAGTGCATCCAACGCAGAGACCGGCATGTCCGATCCTCTCGCTGGTATGGGTACTACCGCTCAGTCCGGTACTAACCCCTCTGTTCTTAACCCAGTCGGTTCTGCATCTTCCCTCGGCTACAGAGTTGGTCAGGGTATGCGTACTGACGACGCTGAGGCACTTGATGGCACTGGTAACAATGCCTTCAACGAGATGGCATTCTCGATCGAGAAAGTCACCGTAACCGCTAAGTCCAGAGCACTCAAAGCAGAGTACTCTTTGGAACTGGCACAAGACCTCAAGGCAATCCATGGTCTGAATGCTGAAGCGGAACT